AATCTTACAAAGATGGATACAAATGAGGTTTTTAGTGTAATTTCTGAAATCATTGAAAGCACAGATGAAAAAGAGGTGTATGGGCTTATAAATTTTACACTCTCCAAAAATGTGTTTATTATCGGAAGTGCAGAAGATGAAGAGGTAAAAGTCAAACTTATCCCAGATGTTCACTTAAAAGATGAGCCTATGGATGTGTATCTATTAGCGTTTGATGTTATTAAGTTAAATGTGGGAAAGTCTATACTCTCAAAAATGTCGAATTTGTCCTTCCTCATGGAGAAATAGACAAACGAGAGTTAAACATAGACCTTTTTGTATGGCAACCAATAGCGAAAGGCTTTTGTACTTGGAAAGAGGTCAATGATGGTACTTACGACTTATACGATGTGTATTTATTTAATGAGATGATAAGTTTACAAGCTGAAGCGGAATATCTAGCAAATAGGGAATAAAATGATAGTTGAAGAACTGATAGCAAAACTTGGTTTTAAATTCGATGATACAAACCTTAAAAAGTTTGACAATGGAATGCAAAACACTAAAAAACTTTTAGGAGGTTTGGCAATCGTTGCAGGTGGCTATGCTGTTGCTATGCTAAAATCTACGGAAGCAATAGCAGAACAAAACGACATTTTAGGAAAACAAGCCGAAACGCTTGGAATAGCTACATCAGAGTTGCAATCGTTTCAATATGCTGCGGAGTTAGGCGGTGCTTCATCTTCTGATATGTCCTCTTCATTAGAAAATCTTAGTAGAGTGGCTTCTCAAGCTTCTCGTGGTATAGGTGCAGGTGTTGAAACATTTGGACTTTTAGGAATATCTGTAAACGATGCAAACGGAAATGTAAAAAGTTCAACTGTCCTTATGAGCGAGTTATCAGACAAAATCTCAAAACTTGGCTCTCAATCTGAAAAATTAGAGTTTCTCCAAAACTTAGGTGTATCAAATAAGCTATTATTGACTCTTAATCAGGGAGTAGAAAAGCTAAACAAACAAAGAGCCGAAGCAAAGAAATTAGGTTTTTTATTAAGTCCCGAAGATACAAAAAACGCGGCTGATTTCAATGATGCACTCTTAAAAGTTCACTTGGTTATGAATGGCTTAACGAGTCAAATAGCTACTAAGTCCATGCCTATTATCACTAAACTTATGACTCAATTTAAAGTATGGTTTATTAACAATAAAAAAATCATACAGCAAAACATTACGAAGTTTTTAGAGAATATGAACAAAGTATTAGGTAGAGTGTGGACTGTAGTTAAAAGAGTATCGAGTGGAGTGTGGACTGTAGTTAAAAGAGTATCGAGTGCAATCAATAGCATAGCCCAAGCCTTTGGAGGATGGGAGAAGACAATAACCGCAGTTGGTGCAGCACTTCTTATTCTAAACGCTAAGGCTCTTATATTGCCAATCACACTTATAGCCATTGGTGTAGCAGTTGGTTTATTCCTTGAAGACTTGATCTCATACTATAACGGTGCTGATAGTGCAGTGGGCGATTTAGCAAAAAAACACGAGTTCTTAAAAATAGCACTTGAAGCATTGAGACAAATTTTAAAACAAGTAGCTGATGGGTGGGGCTTGCTTCTCAACCATGGTGGGGATGCTTTAGACGGTTTAAAAATATATATAAAATCAATAGGCAAACATATTTTTGATTTTATGATAGCCCCTCTAAATGCAGTCTTAAGACTTATAGACAAAGTATCAGGATCAGACCTTGAAATAAAAAACCCTTTAGATAATGGTTATGATGCAGTAGGAAAAGATACGAGTAGTTTTTTAGACTCTGTAAAAAACTTTTTTCACCCATCAACAGGGGGTTTCACAACTCCACAAATGACTCCAGTACAAACAAGGGCATTTACAACTAATAACAGCACTACAACTGCACCGATGAACTTCAATGCTAACATAACTGTAAGTGGATCAGGTGGAGATGGGAAGACAATAGGAAAAGACATATCTGCACAACTTGATACATGGTTTAAAAGCACAAACAAAAAGGCACAATCTAACCTTAGAGGAGCAGTCGCAAGATGAGTTTAGTATCATTATTTATTCAAAAAAAATCAAGTATCGGAGTAATAGCTTTTGACGCTCTTGTATCTGAAAGTGTTACAGCTGAAGCAGAAATCACAACTAACCCAGTCGAGCAGGGTGTCGATGTATCTGATAATATTGTAATACAGCCTTTATCGTTCAAACTTGAAGCCATTATAAGCGATACACCACTCTCCTATACGGAAACTTTCAATAAAATAAAAGACTTCATAAAAGGAAATGAACACGAAAAACCATCCGTTAAGGCATGGAATGAATTATTGAAATTACAATCCGACAGAAAGCCTTTTACTTATCAAAACAATTTAAAAAAATATGACAATGTAGTCATAAAATCGTTAAACTACACACAAGATAAGGACACATTCAACATTTTAAACTTCTCCGTCTCTCTTCGAGAATTGCCAACGGTAGCAAATCAATCTGTGAGTTTTAAACAATTTAAAGATAAAAAAATAGCTGACAAATCAACAGAAACGAAAGATAGGGGCTTAGTATGATTACATTTACAAACGACAGCTCACAAAAGTTTAGTACAACTATAAACGGCAAATTATACTTTTTTGAAGTGTCTTATAATACATTAACTGATGAGTGGGTTTTAGATATAAACGATACAAATATTTTTATTTATGGGGTTAGAATAGTTGGCGGTATTGATATTTTAAAACAGTACGGCTTAGGTTTTGGATTGATAAGTACACAAAACGACCCCACGAGAGATACACTTATTAACTTCATTTTAGAGGTTATCTAAATGTACTTTTTAAGAAAATATAAACTAAAACTAGCAGGCACGGAAATATCAGAATATCGTATAAATTTTAAAGTAGACAAATCTTTAGTAGGTTTCCCTAATTTAGCAAATATTAAAATTTACAATGCACCTGAAAATGTAAAAAAACTTTTAAAACAAGGCGATAAAATAGAACTTTACGCAGGGTATGAGAATAATATAGGTTTGATATTTAAAGGCGAAGTCGTTAATATAAACAGCACTTATTCTAAGCCTGATTACATTTTAGAAATTTATGCAGGAGATGCACACAAGGCTCTCACATCATCAAAGATAAACAAGACACTCAAAGCAGGGGCAACAACTGAAACGATTTATAATACTCTTGTAGATAATCTTCACGGTGTTAGCAAGGGATTAACTGAGGGCTTAAAGAATTGCATATCCAAAAAGAGAAGCTTATTAAAAGCTATTATCTTGAGTGGTGGAGTCAAAGAATGGTTAGATAAGATTAGTGCAACTTGTGGCTTTGATTATGCCGTGGATGATGGAGTAATCTCAACAGTAGCAAAAAATAAAGCATTGAATAGCGGTAACCCTTTTTTAGTATCTCAAACAACGGGAATGCTTGGAAGCCCTGAACAAACAGAAACAGGAATGAATGTAACTACACTTTTAAATCACTCTTTTAAATTGGGGCATACTTTTAAAATAGATAGTATTTCAACAAAGCTAAATGTTGGTAATCTGATGTTTAGAAAGGTTAAGAAACACTCAAATAATGCACTTTATAGAATAAATAGCATTTCGCATAGTGGAGATAATAGAGAAGGCGAATGGAAGAGTGAATTAGTAGGGATGTATCTTGTCAAATAATATCTTAGAGGAAACTATCAATCTTGCTATTGACTCAAAACTCAAAGAGGTACATACGGCATTACCCGCTAAGATAGTATCGTTTAATAAAGTTAAACAAGTGGCAGATATTCAAATAGTACAGAAGAGGCTTTTTACAGACGGCACGGAGGAGCTATATCCGCCTTTAGTCGATGTGCCTATTCAATATTTAAGAGGTGGTGGATTTTCTTTTACTTTTCCTATATCAAGCGGAGATAGTGGTTTGCTAATATTTACAGAGAGAAGTCTTGACGAGTGGCTTGTAAATGGTGCGGAACAAGTGCCAGAAGATGCACGAACCCATTCTGTGAGTGATGCAGTTTTCTTTCCAACTTTACACAACGATAGAAATGTAATAAGCTCATTTTCTGATAATTTAGAAATAAGAACAGAGGGTGGTAACGGCAAAATAACACTATCGAAAAGTGGTAAAATTGAACTAGAAAAAGACGGGCAAAAAGTGCTTAAAACTTTGAGTGATGCACTCGGCACACTTGGAAGCACAACAGTAACCATAACAGCTGGAAGTAGTGCAGGAACTTATGCTATTGATACACAATCAAGCTTTACAGCACTCAAAGCAATTATAGATGGGATTAGACTATGAGAGATATAAAACTAAATAGCGATAACGATATAGACCTTACAAATGGAAGTATAACCCTTACAACAGATGCGGAAGATGTTGTTCAAGAGTTAGAAATCCGTTTACAGTTTTTTAGTGGCGAATGGTTTTTGAATATTTTAGAGGGTATTCCTTACTTAGATGAGATATTGAAAAAAGGTGCAAACCTTGATGCAGTCAAGGCTCTATTTGTGAATGAGATATTATCAAGTAATGGCATAACTGAGTTGGTAAGTCTTAATTTAACTTTTAATAACAGAATTTTAAAAGTAGATTTTAGTGCAAAAGCTGATAATTTAGTAATCACTAAAATTATAGATATAAAGGTTTAAAAAATGGCATACGGTGTAACTTTACAAGGGTTTAAAAAGAAACGACTTATTGATATAAAAGCAGAAATTGAAGCAAGTTTAAAAGCTTCATTAAGTGAGAATATTAATCTCATCCCTCAATCGGTTTTAGGGCAAATCGTGGGAATTGTAGCAGAGAGAGAGTCTATTGAATGGGAAGTAATGGAACAAGTTTATCTATCATTCTACCCTCAAAGTGCAGCAGGAATTAGCCTTGATAATTTAGTTGCATTGAACGGCATACAAAGGCTCAAAGCGAAACAATCGCATGGGTATGTGCAACTTGTTGGAATAGACGGAACAGTCGTAACAGCTGGGAGCATTATCAATACAAGCGATACTAATGAGAGCTTTACTATTGACTATGATACCACTATTGCAGGGGTCACAAATACAGCTGTAACGAGTGTAAAATATGGCGAAATATCAGGACTAGCAGGAACTTTAACAAATATCCAAACTCCGATTAACGGGTGGGATAGTGTTTCAAATGCAAGCGATGTTCTACTTGGTCAAGTGTTGGAAACTGATAGTCAGTTGCGAATAAGAAGAGATAGAATTATAGGTAGAAATGCACAAAATATAAAAGACTCCTTAATCGCACAATTATTGCTTTTAAATGGAGTGATAAATGTTGCAGTAATTGATAATAAAACAGATGTAACAGACAGCAACAATGTACCACCTCACAAATTTTTAACAGTTGTCGAGGGTGGAACAGATAGCGAAATAGGGCAGGTTATATGGAATAACACACCGCAAGGCATAAGCTCGTTTGGTGCGGTTTCTGTTTCTGTTTTGGATGCTTCAAACAATTTGCAGAATGTTTTTTTTAGCAGACCATCATTAGTGCCTATTTATTTTATAATTACAATTACTACAGATAGCAGTTATTTAGTCGGTAGCGATGTTCAGATAAAACAAGATATCGTATCATATGGAAACGGTAATTTTAAACTAGGCGATGATGTTATCACTTCAAAATTCTACACACCAATAAATCAAACAAATGGGATAATATCTATTGACATAAAAATAGGAAAAACTTCAAGCCCTACATCAAGTGCTAATATTCCTATTTCAAGCCTTGAAGTATCGCAGTATATAGATGCCAATGTATCGGTAATTGTCCAATGATAAACTATAACCCACAAGACAGATTAGTAACTCAATTCAAAGACAAGCCAGTATTCAAAGCACTTTTAGATAGTTTTGTGGATGTTTCACTAGATGAGGGATTAAGCGACCTTTTAAACAAAAGAGACTTAGAAACAGCACAAGGCATACAGCTTGACGGAATAGGCGATATTGTAGGAATTACACGACCTTATACCTTAACAAATCAAGACGGTGCATTCGGTTTTTTAGAAGATGTTTTAAGTGGTACTTTTGGAGATATTAACAATCCAACAATGGGAGAATTTTTTGACACACTCACACCTAAGCCTGTAAATAGAGTTAATGATGATATTTATAGATTTATCATAAAGGCAAAGATTTTACAAAATACTTCAAATTTCACAGTAGATAGTACCCTTAAAATATTAAACTTAATACTACAAACAGAAGTTAAATACTATGGAGGAGATAATTTAAACCCTCTTTATTATATAAACAGAATTTTAAAAAGCTATGAGATAGAAATAATCAAAAAAATCAATACTGTTTTTGGGGTAAAAGTTGTTTATTTGATGAATGTAAAAGATAATGGCTTTGGTTT